TTTTGCAGCGCCTCCCTAGTTGCTTCGTTACGACGTGTTCTTGATGACGCGGCGTCGATGACAGCTGCGGATTTTGACAACGCTATTCACTCATAGAGCGCTCATATGCATTTTCCATACGCCGATGGTGTGAAAGTTCACCATGACGCGTATATGCGCGGACTTAAGCCTGACCCGGAACTGTGGGTAGATGAGTGGGCCGACGAGCACATGCGTATTCCGCGAGATACAGGCGCTGCTGAACCGGGTAAATATCGCACGGCACGTACCCCTTACGCGCGAGAGCCGATGCGTTGTTTGTCGCCTGGCCATCCCTGTAAGCGGGTGGTCACCATGGTGGCCTCGCAGTTGATGAAGACGCAGATAGCACTCAACTGGATCGGCGCGTTGATCCACATGTCACCGTCGAACATCCTCACCTTGTTGCCCAGCCTTGGTTTGGCCAAGCGGGTTTCCGCGCGGATTAGCAAGACCATCAATGCTACGGCTGTACTGCGCGAACGTGTAGCCTCGCCGCGCTCCCGTGACGCCCGCAACACCATGGATACCAAGGAGTTTGAAGGCGGCGCGCTGTTCGCTACCACAGCCGGTTCGGCTGCGAACCTTTCTGAACTTTCAGCCCGGTTTGTCTATGGCGATGAGATCGACCGCTGGGATGTCGACGTGGACGAAGAGGGCGATCCGATTGAGCTGGCAGAAACACGTGGCAGCACCTTCGGTCGAAACGCCAAGTTCTATTTCTCCAGCTCGCCGACTATCAAAGGCGCTTCTCGAATCGACGATTTGTTCTCGATTAGCGACCAGCGCTACTACTACGTGCCATGCCCAACGTGCGGGCACATGCAGACACTGGAGTGGGAACGCCTGCTGTACTCGCCGGATTTTAGCGCTGTGCATTACCAGTGCGCCGGTCCGGACTGCGATGTGCTGATCGAGGAGTTTCACAAGGGTGGCATGCTCGCCCGTGGCGAATGGCGATCACATGCCCAGGGCGATGGTGAGACGGTGGGTTTCCACCTCAATGCGTTGTATGCCCCGCTGGGCTGGCAGAGCTGGTCATCACTGGCCAAGCAATATGAGAAGGCCAAAAAAGCTCAGGATCGCGGTGACCTTGAACCTATGCAGGTGTTTTACAACACTCGTCTCGCCAAGGTCTGGGACAGCGCACAAGAGCAAACCAAAGCAGCCGTGCTGCAAGCCCGAGCTCTGCACGAAAACTATGTGCTGGGCACCATGCCTGCTGGCGTTCTGTCGCTCACTGCCTCTGTCGACGTGCAGGCCAACCGTCTGGAAATGATGGTGGTTGGCTGGGGCGAAGGTATGGAGCGCTGGATCGTCGACTTTCAGGTGATCATGGGCGATCCCGCAGATGATCGCACCTGGCAGGTGCTGGATGAAAAGCTCAAAGAGCGTTACCGCCATCCGTGTGGTGTGAGCCTGGCAATCCTGGCAACGGGTGTCGACTCAGGTGGACATCATACTCATGAGGTCTATCAGTTCTGTCGCGTTCGACGTTGGCGCAATGTCTTCGCCATCAAAGGCGCAAGCAAACCCGGCAAACCGGTGATCGCGCAGCGGCCCTCACTGGTGGACGTCACGTGGAAAGGCCAGACCGAGCGTAACGGTGCGGAGCTGTGGATGGTCGGCACCGACACTGCAAAGGACTGGATCTACAACCGCTACCACTTGGAAAGCGGACCGGGCGCGCTGCACTTTCCCAAGGATCTACCCGATGAATTCTTTGCCCAATGCGTGGCCGAGCGCAAGGTTACTCGCTACGTAAAAGGCTTCAAACGCATCGAGTGGGTGAAGGGCAAGGCTGAGCGCAACGAAGCGCTGGACTTGCTGGTTTACAGCCTGGCGATGGCGCATTACCTGGGGCTGCATCGGTACGGTGAACATGACTGGGGCAGGCTCAAGCATGCCTTGGCGCAAGCCGGTCTGTTCGACGACACCGGTCACGCAAAAGCCCCTGTGGCCGAGCGGTTGAGTGTCAAGGCCAAACCTGAGCCGAAGCCGGAACCCCGACCCCAGCCTGTGGCTGCTGCCGTTCAAGCACCGGCTCGTCCGGCCGCGCAACCCCCGCAACGCCGTGCTTCCACCAGCGGCTATCTGAAGAGACGTTGATATGGCTTACACCCAGAAGCACCTTGATGCCGTCGAGGCAGCGATAGGGCGTGGCGAAAAGATCGTGCGTTACGCAGATCGGACGGTCGAGTACCGCTCGGTTGATGAGCTGATCCAGGCTCGCGATCTGATCCGCACCAGCCTGACCAATGCTGCCGGTCCACGCTCGCGGGTTGTCCGCCTATACCACGGGGGCAAAGGCTTGTGAGTACTCGTTACCCTACGCTGTCGCGCTCAGGCTTTCTGGTGCCGGAGCGCATCAAGGCCAGCTATGAAGGCGCTGCCGACGGTCGCCGATCTGCCACGTGGGACGCACCTGATACAGGCGTCAACAGTCTGATCATGCCTGCGCTGCGCAACTTGCGATCCCGCTCCCGAGCGGCGGTGCGCAATGACCCTTATGCGGCCAATGCCATTGATCGCAGGGTCAGCAACCTGATCGGCACCGGCATTACCCCGCAGCCCAGAATCGCAGACAAGGAATTGCGCCGTATCTTTCAGGAGACGTGGGAAGACTGGGTGGATGAGTCTGATGCCGATCAGTTGACCGACTTCTACGGCCAGCAAGCCTTGATCGCCCGGACCGTCGAGCAGTCGGGCGAATGCTTCGTCCGGTTAAGGCCCAGGCGGATGGATGACGGCCTGGCAGTGCCTTTTCAGTTGCAATGCCTGGCCCCTGAATTCGTTCCGCATGACAAGTTTGAGGTGACCAGCACCGGCAATATCATCCGCGCCGGGATCGAATTTAACGGATTCGGCAAGCGCGTGGCCTACTGGTGTTATCGCTCACATCCCAGTGACATGACCTCAATCAACACCGGTTACAACATGCTGGTGCGTATCCCTGCCAGCCAGATGCTGCACATCTTTGAGCCGGTGGAGCCCGGCCAGCTTCGTGGTGTGCCTCGACTGGCACCCGTACTCAAGCGCCTGCGCAGTCTGGACAACTACGACGATGCTGTACTGTTCCGTCAGGAGGTGGCCAACCTGTTCGCGGGCTTCATTCGCAAGCCTGCTACTGACGGTCCGCCCATGCTCGACCCATTGACGGGCGCGCCCATCAAGGTCGGGGGCGATGGCTTCACGCCGATGGTTGCGCTGGAGCCTGGCACGATGCAGGAGCTGCTGCCGGGGGAGGAGGTCGAGTTCTCGACACCGCCTGATGGCGGCAACAACTACCCCGACTTCATGAGGCAGCAACTAATGGCTGCTGCTGCCGGTGCTGGGTTGCCCTATGAGTTGATGACCGGCGACATGCGGGGCGTCAACGACCGCACCATCCGTGTGGTGCTCAATGAATTTCGTCGGCGTCTGGAGCAGCTGCAGTTCAGCGTGTATGTCCACCAACTGTGCCGTCCCGTCCGGGCGGCATGGATGGACATGGCGGTGTTGTCGGGTGCTTTGCAACTGGACGACTACGCGGCACGCCGCCGTGAATACCTGCGCACGCGCTGGGTACCGCAAGGCTGGTCCTACATCCACCCGGTGCAGGACGTTCAATCGAGAACGATGGAAATCAACGCGGGGCTCGCCTCGCGCAGTGAGATGTGCCTGCGCACAGGCACAGATGCCGAGATCGTGGACGAAGAAAACGCCGCTGACGCGGCTCGTGCCCGTGGACTGGGCCTCAACTACAGCACCTTGTCGGCCTTCGATGAGGACCCCGACGAGAAGGAGAACCCATGAAACCGCTGTTGCCGTTTCGCATTTTCAACAAGGCCCCGGTTGCCTTGGCGGTCGAAGATCAGAACTGGTACCGCATCAAGGCTGAAACCCAGGCCGAGCAGACCACTATCGAGATCTACATCTACGGTGAGATCGGCGGCTGGGGCATCACGGCCAACCAGTTCATTCAGGACCTGAAAGCCATTGATGACGGTGTGTCGCCCATCGTTGCGGCGTTCAACACCATCGGTGGCGATCTGTTCGACGGGCTGGCGATTCACAACGCGCTGAACCGGCTGGGTGAGCGCTGCACGGCGCGGATTGATGCGTTGGCGGCCAGTGCCGGGAGTGTCGCCGCGTGTGGCGCACACCGGATGGTCATGGCGTCCAACGCCATGTTGATGATCCACAACCCGTGGACCTACACAGCCGGTGATGCCGAGGACCTGCGCAAGGTCGCCGATGTGCTGGACCAGACGCTGGAAGCCATCATTGCGGCGTACAAGGCCAAATCGCCGGACATCGACGAGGTCGAGCTGCGACACATGGTCAACGCTGAAACCTGGCTCACTGCGCCGGAAGCGCTGGCGCTTGGCCTGGCTGACGAGATCGGGGCGGGAGTAGAGGTCAAAGCCTGTCTTGGGCAGGGTGCTGCCATACAGCGGTTCCGCCAGACGCCAAAGGCCTTGCTGGATCAGCTCAACGCCGTTGAGCCTGAGCCGGAGCCAGAACGAACTGACCCACCAACTGATCCTGAACCGGCTGATGCATCCGCCTTGGCGCTGATGATTACGAAAGCCTGCGGCGCGGCGGGCATCAACAACCTGATCGAGCCATTGATTGCGTCCACCAAGCTTGCCGATCAAGCAACGGTGCAGGCGGCGATCATCCAGGCCAAGGGGGTACGCGACCTGTGTGTTGCGGCTCGCTTGCCGGAGCTGACCGCCGAATTCGTTAGCGCAGGTCTGGACAAGCAGGCCGTGCAGGCGCGTCTGTTTGAGAAGCTGGTCAGCAGCGGCAAGGGCTTTGAAATCGATAACAGCCTGCCGCTGCAGGACGACCCACCGGCCAAGGTCCAGGCCAAACAACCCGATCACCACGACATCTACGCGGCCCGCAGGGCGGCGCAGGGTGGCAAGAAACCGACCGCTACAGGAGCACGTCCATGACCATCAAAATGGAGCCTATCCATGCCGGTGAATTCCTTCTCTCCGAAGGTGCCGGAAACATCTCGCGAGAGTCGATCAACGTGGCAGCCAGTGAGGCCCTGAATGCGGGCCAACTGCTCGGATTGGTCACCGCCTCGGGTGAGTTCGCCCCTTATGATCCGAAGGCCGAAGACGGCAGTGAGATCGCCACGGCGATCCTTTTTGCACCGCTTCCTGAGTCCGACATCGTTCGCCGTGGTCGCGCCGTCGTGCGACTGGCCGAGGTTGCGGAAACGCTGCTGACCGGTCTGGATCTGGACGCCGAAAAGGCGCTGGCCAAGCAGTTCATCATCCTCCGCTGATCGATCCATCGGCCGCACAACCCTGATTCATTTCGTTTATCTGACCCCGCCGATTGCGGGGTTTCGTTTTTCTGGAGAATACCCCCATGGCCGATATCGCCATTTTCGACGACGAAGCATTCAGCGTCGCCACGCTCACCGCTGCCATCAACGAACAACCGTACCTGCCCGGTCGCATCAGCAGCCTAGGTCTGTTTCAGGAAGAGGGCATTGCGACCCTGACTGTGCAGATCGAAAAGGACGGCGACACCCTGGCGCTGGTCCCGGCCGGTGAGCGTGGCAGCTCTGGTCTTGTGGTCACTGGCACGAAGCGTCGCATGATTCCATTCAACACCGTCCACCTGCCGGAGCGCTTCACGATCCGGGCGGATGAGATTCAAGGCATCCGCGCATTCGGTTCCCGCACTGAACTGCAGGCCGTGCAGGATGTGATCAACACCCGTTTGGCGAAAGCCCGACGTCAGCTGGATGCCACTCACGAGTTTCAACGTATGGGTGCTTTGAACGGCCTGGTGCTGGACGCTGACGGCAAGACACCGTTACTGGATATCTACTCGACCTTCGGTGTCCAGCGTCAGAGCCTGTCCATGGGGCTCAACGACGCCACCACCGAGTTGCGTGTCATGGCAGGTGAAGCGCTTGACATGCAAGAAGATGCCCTCGGCAGTGTTACCAGCACCGGCTCACGTGCCTTCTGCGGCAAGCACTTCTGGAACAAGTTCATCGTTCACAAATCGGTGGAAAAAACTTACCTGAACTCCGCGCAGGCATCAGAGCTGCGTGGCGACGCCCGCGAAAGTTTCGAGTTCGGTGGCATCGTGTGGGAACGCTACCGTGGCAAGGTCGCCGGTATCGCTTTCGTGAATGACGACGAGGCGCTTCTGGTGCCCGAGGGTGTCCCGGACCTGTACATTTCGGCCTTCGCTCCAGCGGACTACATGGAAACAGTCAACACGCAGGGCATCCCGTACTACAGCAAGCTGGAAACGCTGCCGTTCGGCAAGGGCGTGGCGGGTGAAGCACAGTCCAACCCGCTGCATCTTTGCACCCGACCTCGGGCGCAGATTCGTCTGACGCTTTAGTTATGGCGTTCCGTGACTTGATCGGGACTCTCGATGACGCCGTGTTCGATGTGCTGAGCGACACAGCGTTCATTGAGGGGCGCGAGGTGGCGGGCATGTTCTCGGCACCCTGGCTGCAACCCAAGCTGGGCCGCATCAATACCGGACTGCGCGAGCCGCACCTGGTCATTCGGGTAGCCGACGCGCAGGGCATTGTCGAGCGGCAGCAGGTACGTATCAATCTGCCCGTGCAGGACGGCGGTGGTACGTACACGCTGGTCCGTCAGGAGCCGGGTGGCGATGCGTTGATCACGTTGATTCTGAGGATTAACCCATGAGCGTAGGCAGCTTCTACAAGCAGTCGGCCAAGGATGGCATGATCACGTTGCAGCCATCATCGGCCGATCTGGAAGCGTTCAAGGACTTTGCAGCGGCGGTTCCCAAAGCAGCAGCAGCGGCCCAGCGGCGCGCCATTAACAAGACGCTCCGTTGGTTGCGCACGCACATCGCAAGAGCGGTGGGGCGGCAGGAACGCATCGCCGTCGCGGCGGTTAGGCAACGTCTTGGGGCCTACCCGGTAAGCGGCGGCACGATGCGCGGCAAGCTCTGGTTTGGTCTGGATGCCATTTCTGCCAGTCGCATTGGCCGTGCGCGGCAAAGCCGTACCGGTGTATCAGTGGCGGGCCGCCGTTATCAGGGAGCCTTCTTTAAGACGGTTTACGGGGGTAGCCCCGATATCTGGATACGTACCGCGAGCAAACACTTTGACGCGGGCGAATACGCTGAGACCCGACAGGGCAAGCGGCGCTCCGGCTTCATTGAAGAAAACGGCAGCCGCTTCCCGTTGGCCAAAGCCAAGGTGTCGCTGGAAGAGGCCCGTCCGCACTTTGAAAGCTGGGTGAAACGTGCTGATGAGCGCCTGCTGGTGATCCTCAAGCAGGAATTCAATTACGAGCTGCAGAAGCACCTGAAAGGAACTGCCCGTGCCTGACGAAGATTTCAGTCTTGATTCGCTGTACGAAGCGATTGAACGACACATCAGGGCCACTATTGCCGGGCTTGAGTACGTCGGCACCATGCCGGACATGCTTCAGCAGGTCGCCGTCCCGGCCGTGCTGATCGAGCTGGTGGAGATTGAGCCAGGCATTGATCAAGGCACCGGCGAATCCGCCTTGGTTGCCCGGTTCGAAGCACGGGTGATCGTGGGATCTGAGCGCGAACAGTGTCAGCAGCAGGCAGCCTTCGCGGCCTCGCAACTGGCTGTCCTGCTGAGGTTGCAAACTTGGGGGCTTGAGGTCGAGCCCGCCGAGTTCGTGAGGGCCGCTCAAGACTGGTCACGTCCGGAGCTGGATGGTTATGCGGTCTGGGTCGTCGAGTGGACTCAAGGGATCTACCTCGGCGAGGAGGAATGGCCGTGGCCAAATGAGCCACCTGGCACGCTGGTGTTCGCGTTCAGTCCGGACACCGGACGTGGTAACGAAGATCAGTACCAGTCGCCTGAGGACATGTGATGAGTTTCGCGTTGGCTGAACATGACCGCATGCTGGCTGGTGTGGTGAAGGACTGCTATGTCGTTGCGCTGGACCTGACGGCGTCACCTCCGGTATGCCGTGTTTCGGATGGTGATTGGGTCAGCGCATGGGTGCGCTGGCACAGCGTGGCGGCAGGCAAGGCAAGACACTGGCGGGCACCGACCCTTGGTGAACAGGGCACGTTGCTCAGTGCCAGCGGTGACGTGTCGCAAGGCACGTTCATTCCGGGGCTGTATGGCAATGCCGGTGCCCAGCCTGACAATCGCGATCATGTGGAAGTCTGGCGCTTCGACGACGGCGGTTCCCTGATCTACGACTGGCAGACCAACACTTACACGATTGATCTGCCCACCGGGACGGTGACTGTGACCGTCGGAGCCAGCTCGGCCGTTGTGACCGACGACTCCATCAGTGCGACCTCCGGAACGATCACCGCCAAGGCTGGCACGATCACGCTGGACGGAAACGTCACGATCACCGGAACGCTAACCGTCGCCGGTGATATTCGCGGCGGTGGCCAAATCATCGACACCGGTGGCAACACCGCGAACCACAAGCACTGACCCGGCCCGCACTGCGGGCTTTTTAATGTCTGGAGATAACCAATGGCGACAGTAAAAATCGATAAGGCTTCTGGTGATCAACCAGCAGCACCAACAAGCCAGGTCACACCCACGGCGATATCAGTAGCGGACGCCGTGTCTCCTCCCGCGCCCGCCGTAGCGGTGCGGATGTATCGAGACAAGCTGTTCACCTCGCGCACGCTCATTCTGCCGGATGAACGCACGCTGGCTGTCGCCAAAGGCATTGTCACCGCGCAGGCAGATGACGCGGTCGCGCTGGAGTGTCTGCGTGCGCACCCGGACCTTGAGCCGCTGGAGTAATTCATGATCGGAATGGACCGCCGTACCGGTCAGCCCGTCTCCGGCTTGGCGCACCTGCGGCAGTCCATAGAAGACATTCTTGGCACTCCCGTCGGTAGCCGCCGAATGCGCCCGGACTACGGCAGCAAGATCCGACGCTTTGTCGATCTGCCTGTGAACGAGGGCTGGAAAAGCGCGGTGCAGGCCGAGGTGGCCAGATCGCTTGGCCGTTGGGAACCTCGCCTGAGACTTGAGCGTGTCAGGGTGATTGCGGTCCTGAACGGCCAGGTTACCTTGGAAGTGCAGGGGACGTATCTGGGTGACAATGCGGTGTTGGAGGTGACGGCATGAGCTTGATTGAACTGTCGGCGCTGCCCGCGCCGCAAGTCCTTGAGGACCTGGACTTTGAAGAAGAGTATCAGGGCGAGCTAGCCGCCTTTCGCGAATACATGGGCGACAACTGGAGCGCCTTGCTGGAAAGCGACCCGGTCACCAAGTTGCTCGAACTGGGGGCTTACAGGCGGCTCCAGAACAGGGCACGTGTCAACGATGCGGCGAAGTCATTGATGCTGGCATATGCCCAGAAAGCTGATCTCGATCAGTTGGCAGCCAACGTCAACCTCAAACGTCTGCAGATCCAGGCAGCAGACCCTGTTGCAGTGCCTCCCACTGCAGCTGTCATGGAAGAAGACGATGCGCTTCGGGAACGTGTCCAGCTTGCCTACGAGGGACTGACCACGGCGGGGCCACGAAACAGCTACATCCTTCACGCACGCAACGCCTCAGGTTTGGTGGCCGACGCCACTGCGGAAAGCCCATCACCGGCAGCGGTGGTGGTTACGGTACTCGCGCTGGAAGGCAGTGGTGCGGCCGATGCGGATCTGCTGGAGACGGTTCGGCTCAACCTCAATGACGAGGACGTGCGTCCCCTAGGAGATCGCCTGACTGTTCAAAGCGCTGAGATTTTGCCTTACCGCATCAATGCTGTCGTCCACATGGTGGGAAGCGGGCCTGAAACTGAGGCTACTCTGGCTGAATGCAAGAACCGGCTGGGGGCCTGGGTCAATCCCAGGAGACGCTTGGGCCTTGAGGTGGCTCGATCCGGCATTGACGCGCAGCTGCACATCAGCGGCGTCAGTCGGGTTGATCTTCAGGACTGGACGGACATCCGCCCGACCAAGGCGCAGGCAGCCTGGTGTGAAGCATTCAGCGTGACGCGGGGTAGTTGAGATGACCAGCTTGCTCCCTCTCAACAGTTCCCCGCTTGAGCGCGCCATTGAGGTTGCCACGGATGAAGTCACGAAGATTCCCTTGCGCACGCTGTACAACCCGCAGACCTGTCCCGCGCACTTGCTCTATCACCTGGCGTGGGCCTGGTCGGTGGACCGTTGGGATGAAGCATGGTCTGAGCCGGTAAAGCGTGCAGCCATTGCCGCGTCGTTCTTCATCCATGAACGCAAGGGGACGATTGGTGCGATACGCCGAGTGGTTGAACCGCTTGGCTATCTCATTGATGTCCTGGAGTGGTGGCAGACCGTACCTGAGGGAATCCCCGGTACTTTTGCCCTCAAGGTGGGTGTGCTGGACACCGGCATCACCGAGGAGATGTATCAGGAACTGACGGCCCTGATCGATGACGCCAAGCCTGTCAGCCGTCACATGCTGGAACTGGCCATCAGTCTTGAAACGACCGGCCGTTTCTACCTCGCCGCTTCGGTCTCTGAAGGCGACGAAATTGATGTTTACCCACCTGTACCGCGCGACATTGAAGTCACGGGGCATATGGGGCTGGGTGGGCGTGAAACCACTATCGATACTCTGGATGTCTTCACATGATCGATCAGACTTCGCAATTCTTTGCCACCCTGACCAATGTCGGTGCGGCCAAGCAGGCCAATGCCGATGCCCTCGGCGTGCCTTGGAAAATAGCTCAAATGGGTGTGGGTGATGCCAATGGCACCGATCCGGTGCCCGATGCTTCACAGAAAAAACTGATCAACGAGCGCCGCCGTGCCCCGCTCAATCAGCTCAAGGTTGATCCAGCCAACAACGCGATCATCATCGCCGAGCAGGTTATCCCCGCAGAGGTCGGTGGTTTCTGGATTCGTGAAATTGGCTTGTACGATACAGACGGCGACCTGGTGGCGGTCGCGAACTGCGCGCCCTCCTTCAAGCCATTGCTGGCCCAAGGTTCTGGCCGCACGCAGATCGTGCGCATCAACCTGCTGGTGAGCAACACCAGCAATGTCGAGTTGCGCATTGACCCAACCGTTGTGCTGGCCACGCGTTCGTTTGTGGATCTGCGGATTCAGGAAGAGCTTTCCAAACTCGACAATAAACAATCGGTTCGTGCTGCCACCACCGGCCCCATTGTCCTTGCTGGGATTCAGACGGTCGATGGCATTGCGCTTGTCGCAGGTGACCGGGTACTGGTGAAAAATCAGGCCAGCGGCAAAGACAATGGCCTGTACTCAGTCGTTGCGGGCGGTGCCTGGTTGCGCGTTGTTGACGCGGATGTGGGCGTGGAGGTGACACCTAACCTGATGGTCAGCGTCGAGCAGGGTGACACGTTGTTCGACACGCTCTGGCAGTTGACGACAAACGCGCCAATTACCCTGGGTACGACTGCGCTGGTGTTCGAGCAAGTGGCAGGTCCAACTGGCGTTTTACCCGGTACTTACAATCGGGTTACGGTAGACCGACGCGGCTTGGTGATGGCCGGTTTTAACCCGACCACACTGGGCGGGTACGGCATTGCCGATGCCTACAGCAAGACCGAGATCGATACGCGGGTTGCGGCGTTACAACCCAAGCTGGGGTTTACCGCGGTGCAACAAGGCACCGGTGCGGGCCAATTGGACAACGCGGTGAAGATCGGATGGAGCGGGACTGACCTGAAAGCGACTGTTGATAAGACAGATCTTGGAAAGCTCTGGTATTCAAGTAACTTTAACCCCGACAAAAAAGCGGATCGTGCTGAAACCCTCTCAGGCTACGGTATTAATGACGCTTATACGTCAGCAGAAGTTGATCGGCGTGTCTCTGAGCGTGCCTTGAAGACGGAGGTGTATTCGAAGGCTGATACGTATACAAGAGCTGAGGTTGATACTCGGGACGCGCAACGCTACACCAAAGAGGAAACCGATCTAAGACTGTCGGGCAAGGCGACTGGGGACAGCATTACGGTTGTCGGGTTTGCGGGCAATGATGTCAAATATCCCTATATGCGTCGATCCACCGATGGCGGCGTCTACCACCTGCAGACAAGGCTGGGGTATGTTCCTGTTCAAGCGGGCACGGGAGTCGGGCAGCAAAGCAACCTGATAAAAATAGGTCATTCCGCTGTTGGCGTTAAAATCACAGTTGACGAAACAGACTTTGGCAATCTCTGGTACTCGGGCAATTTTGATCCCAGTAGTAAAGCGAACGTAGGCTCCACGCTTGCTGCCTATGGGATTAACAATGCGTATACCAAGGCTGAGGTCGATGCACGCGACTCGTCTCGCGCAATTGCTGATTCAATCACCCACGTAGGGTTTGCCAGTGGTGATGTTGCTTTTCCCTACATGCGGCGGTCGTCCGACGGCGGAATATTTTACCTTCAGACCCGTCTAGGCTTCTCCCCTGTAGAGCAGGGTGGCGGCGCAAATATGGGTAATTTCAAACTGAGGCTAGGTTACAACAATGCCGGCAGTGTCCGTTTTTCAGTAGATGGCGCTGATTATGGCGATCTGATAAGCGATATTAACCTGGCGACGAAAGTTGCGGGACTTGGACTGACTGGCATTGGTCAGTATGCATTCGCACGAGTAATCAATACATATGGTAATTCTATAAACCAAGGTACATCGATTCCCGGCAACAACCTTCTTTACAGCTCTACAGCTGCAGGCGACGGCGCAAGTAGTAACTCGGGAACCATTGGCATAGGGACCTGGCGTGCTCATGGCGCGTTTAACGGTACTGAGCGCACGCTCTTTCAACGAATCAATTAGGTTAAATATGAGAACAGTATTAAGCGCCCGCGATCCTCGCTGGTCCGATCAAGCTCATTCGTCCATCGTTCTGATGGTGGCGTTCAAAGAAGTGTTCGAGATCTATGGAGAGACGCCGTTCGCGGCTTCTCCTCACGATACCGAGCCTCATGGTGTAGAGCTGTTTGAACGTGCGCTGGCCGGTGAGTTTGGTGAGGTCCAAGAGCCGACGCTCCAGACGGTGCAGGTACAGGTCATGTGCGAGCGTGGCGGACTTTCTGCTGCAGCTACGGCGCGAATCAACGAGTTGGTCGTCGAGCTGGAAACGTTGCAAGACGCCGTTGATCTGGGCGTCGCGACGCCCGAGCAGCAAACCGCGCTGCCTGCTATCAGCTCCGAGATTAAGGCGCAGCGGTTATACCGCGTCGAACTCGCGCAGCTCGACACGAAGCCCGGCTATCCGCTGGACTTTGAATGGCCGGTGCCGCCTGCCGATCCATTCGTTTACGAGCCGCCCAAGCCGGAAGCTCCTGCGCAGAACGTCAGCGACGACGATCAGCAAAGCACCTAACGCCCCGTACTGACGGGGCGTTTTCTTACCCGCTATTTGCATTCCACCACCAACCCCGCTGATCGGGGGTTTTTCGTTTCTGGAGATCGTCTTATGAGTTTCTTCCACGGCGTGACCATGACAAACGTCGACACGGGCGCACGCACCATTTCGCTGCCCACGTCCTCAATCATCGGTCTGGTCGATACGTTCACCGAGGCCCCGGCGTACAGCGCCAAGGCCAATGACCTGGTGCTGATCACGTCCGAGCGCGAAGCCATTGCAGCGTTTGGTCCTGACTCGGCGATCACCAAAGCCTGTCAGGCGGTGTACGTGCGGGCCAAGGCGGTGATCGTCGCCTGTGGCGTTGCCAAACTGGACGATGCTGCCCTGCAAACTTCCGCCATCATCGGCGGTGTCAAGGCTGATGGCACACGTACCGGGCTCCAGGCATTGCTCGATGGCAAGAGCCGCTTCAACGCCCAGCCGCGACTGCTGATCGCGCCCAAGCACAGCTCGATTCTGGCGGTCGGCACCGCCATGGCTGCACTGGCAGACAAACTGCGGGCGCTGCCGATCTTCGATGGCCCCAACACCACAGACGAAGCGGTCATGGCGTATGCCAAGAACTTCGGTGGCAAGCGCTCCTTCATGGTCGACCCCGGTGTCCAGTACTGGGATACAGCGACCAGCAAGACAATAGATGCGCCGGGCTCTGCCTGGGTGGCGGGTCTGTTCGCCTGGACCGACGCGGAGTATGGCTTCTGGGCCTCGCCGTCGAATAAAGAGTTCGCCGGGATCACCGGCACCACCCGGCCCATCGAGTTTCTGGACGGCGACGAAACCTGCCGCGCCAACCTGCTCAACAACGCGAACATCGCCACCATCATCCGTGATGACGGTTATCGCCTGTGGGGCAACCGCACGCTCAGCAGCGACCCCAAATGGGCGTTCGTCACCCGTGTCCGCACCATGGACATCGTCATGGACGCGATCCTCTACGGGCACAAGTGGGCGGTCGACCGTTCGATCACCGCGACCTACATCAAGGACGTGACCGAGGGCCTGCAAGCGTTCATGCGTGACCTGAAAAATCAGGGCGCAATCATTAACTTTGAAGTGTTCGCGGACACCGAACTGAACACGGCCAGCCAGCTGGAGCAGGGCAAGGTGTTCTGGAACATCCGATTCACCGACGTTCCACCTGCCGAAAACCCCAACTTCCGCGTCGAAGTCACCAATCAATGGCTGACCGAAGTGCTCGACTCTGCCGCTTAAGGAACTGCAACGATGGCGATGATTCCCGAAACACTGAGCAACCTGAACCTGTTCGTCGACGGTGTCAGCTTCCAAGGCGATGTTCCAAGCCTGACGCTGCCCAAGTTGACGATCAAGACGGAAGAGCACCGGGCTGGAGGCATGGATGCTCCAGTTGAGCTGGATATGGGCATGGAGAAGCAGGAAGCCAACTTCACAACAACGGGCGTGCGCCGGGAGTCGTTGAAGTTTTTCGGCCTGGCTGATGGCACTGCCTTCAACAGCGTTTTCCGAGGCGCGTTCAAGGGCCTGAAAGGCAAGATCACCCCAGTCGTGGTCACCCTTCGCGGTCGGCTCAAAGAGGTCGACATGGGTGACTGGAAGCCGGGTGACAAGTCCGAGATCAAACACTCGGTCGCGGTCACCTACTACAAGCTGGAAGTGGATGGCCGTCTGATTTACGAGATCGATGCGCTGGGCATGAAACGCGTCATCAACGGTGTCGACCAACTCGCTGCAGAACGTTCGGCCCTCGGCCTCTGATAAAAGGAAACTCCTGTGTCTCAAGCAAATACCCAACCAAGCTGGATGACCCTGACGGCCGAGAGCGTTTCTGTGAAGCTGTCCAAGCCTGCCGAAGTCAACAGCGTTCAGGTGGACACTCTGACTTTGCGTGCTCCGACCGTGCGAGATGTGCGTGCTGCGCAAGCGGTCTCAAACGGTGATGCCGAACAGCGCGAGATCAACCTCTTCGCGTCGCTCGCCGAAGTGGGCGGTGGTGATCTGGAAAGGCTACCGCTCAAGGACTACAACCGCCTGCAGGCGGGCTATTTTCGTCTGGTGCAAGACGACGAGCTTTGATCCTGCACTTCAGAAGCTGGCGGCAAAGCGACTTGCAAAAGAGCTGGGCTTCTCGTCGGCGGAAATCATGTCCATGTCTTTCTCGGACATGATCTGGTGGCTCACGGACTGAGCCCATCCCAATATCTGAGGTGAGTGATGGCGAACAATCTGGCATTGGGGCTGGTGATTGGCGGCTCTGTCAGTTCCACCTTGGGTTCGGCCTTCAGTACCGTCGAAGGCCGTATCAAGAAGCTGGAGCAAAAGGGTAGTCAGGCCAAGGTGTTGAGAAACACCATTGGCGAAACCATGCGGTTGCGTGATGAGTGGAAGAAAGCGCACGACAGTGGCGCTGCATCGGCCTCTGGTTTGCTGCGCAAGCTTGAGAATAATCTCGACACGCTGCGTAAACAGGGTGTTCAGGTCGGCAAGCTCAGACAGGAATATCAGTCCCTTGACCGTGTGGCCAGAAGCATGGACCTCAAGGTCAAGGGGCACCAACAGATCGAGCAGGGCAAGGCGGGACTCAAGTCCGGGATCGGCACCGCTGTCGCGGGTGTCGGCGCACTGGCAGTACCGACCAAGATCAGTGCCGACTATCAGGCGATCATCCGGGACATCGCGATCAAGGCGGGGGTGGCCAACAAGCCACAGGAAGCGGAACTGACCACCTCGGTGATCAAGACCTCCCAAGACACGGGCATGGCACGCAACGATGTGGCTGACCTGGTCAACAAGCTGGTCGGTGCGGGCATGAGCCTGGACAAGGCGCTGTCCTACGCCCCGGTGGCGGCGAAGTTTGCGGTCGGGCAGGGTGCCAGTGGCGTCGACACGGCCAACATGATCCAAGCACTGCAGCAGAACGCCAAAATCACCGACCCCAAGATGATGGAAAAAGCCCTTGAGGCCGTCGCCATGCAAGGGCAGGCAGGTAGTTTTGAAGCCAGCGACATGGCGAAGTGGTTTCCGCAACTGCTTGCGGGCATGGGCAAGCTGGGTGTGACCGGCATGGATTCGGTGAGCCAGCTCGGCGCGATGCTGCAGGTGCAGATGAAAACAGCCGGCGGCTCGGATGAGGCGGCCAACAACCTGAAAAACTGGATGGAGAAGATCGGCTCCACCGACGTGGTGAAGTCTTACAAGGACGTTGGCATCGACTATCAGGGTTCTCTCAACACGGGCATCCAGAAGGGAATGTCGACCCTGGAGTCCAGCTTTGCGCTGGCCCAGCATTACATCGAAAAGACCGATCCGGCCAAAGCCAAAAAAATGAAGGAGGCCACGGAGAAGATCAGTAAGGAAGCTGATCCGAAAAAGGCGAAAGAAATGCTGGATTCGCTGGAGCAGGCGCTGCGCACCGGCGATCTGTTCGCCGACATGCAGGTCAAGGCTGCGCTGACGGCGTACTCGCAAAACCGTGGCATGTATGAGCAACTGAAAAAGGACGCTCAGAACGCTTCAGGGATTCTGGACAAGAACCTGGCCGAGCGGCGTGGCGCTTCGTCGCAGATCTGGGCAGAGACGTTTCAGGCCGTCAACGACTCGATGCGTAGCATCGGCGACGCCATTCGCCCGGTCACTGACGCAGTCGCCAAAGGTATCACTGCAACAGCCAAGGAATTCACCACGCTTTCCGATAACGCCAAGCCTGTGGTTTTGGCCATCGCCTTACTCGGTGGCGGATTGGTAGCCCTCAAGTCGGCTGCCGGTGCATTCAAAATCGGCAAGGGGTTGCTCAACCTCGGTCGCGGTGCGTTAGGCGGCAACCCGAACAAGGTTCAGAAGGTCTTCGTCACGAACTCTGGCGATAGCGATGGCAAGCCCGAGGGCAAAGTCGGTGCGGTCAAAGGGCTGCTGGAGACTGGCCTCAAAGCCTTCAAGGGCAAGGATAAAGCCAAGGGCAAGGACAAAAGCAAGACTCAGGACGGTGACAAGGAAAAGGTTGACGGTGACGACGATGAGTCTGAGGAAGGCGGCAAGACGGGTTTTGATCCTGTCGAAACCGGCCTCAAGATCCTCGATCTGTTCGGCGAAGGCAGTGGCGACGGCGATGGTGGCAAAGGTGGCGGCAGCAGCTCGGAGCCGCAGAAAGTCTTTGTGGTAAATGCCAATGCTTTCGGCGGTGGTTCAGATGCACCGGGTGACCAGCGTCGGTCTCGCCGCGGTCGACGGCGAGGCGTAGCGGGTGGTGCCGGTGGTCGTCGTGGTGGTCCTCCTATGCCGCCGAGGCCACCTGTTCCATCTCCACCCCCTCCGGTGCCCGCTGGTCGACTGGCGCGTATGGCTGGAGCTGCCGGAAAGTTGGGCGGTCTTGCCAAGGTGGTTCCGGGTGCCAAGTTTCTGGATGCGGGCATGCTTGCGCTGGACACGTACCAAAACGCCGAAACTCAGGACGAAAAGGCCGAGGGCTACGGCGGCGCTGCCGGGGGATTGGCTGGCGCGTTGGCGGGTGGTGCGGCAGGTGCAGCCATTGGCTCCATTGTGCCCGTTGTCGGCACGGCCATCGGCGGGCTAGTGGGCGCATTTCTCGGGGGCATGGGCGGGCAGGACGTCGGTGGTTTTCTGGGCAAAGCGCTGTTTGGCTCAGACGAAAAAGCCGAGGCTGTTGCTGAAAAGTCGGGTGATACCAAGCCGTCTGCTGCGCCTGGCGATGTGGTCAAGGCGATGGCGGCGGTTGGGCCACCCCAGGCGTTGCCTGCTGTCATCAAGGCCACCGAGCAAAGCAAGTCCGAGCCCGCGAAGATAGATCAGCAATTCACCTTCTCGCCGAACATGCCCGTCAGCGTACAGGGTGATGTGAAGGATCCGGCCCAACTGGCACGAGAGATAGCACCATTTCTGCAGCGCCAGTTTGAAGAGTTCAGTCGGCAGGCGGCAGCCCGTCAATTGTTTGATGCCCCAGATGTGGGGTAAGGAAAGGTTATGGCCTATGCAGAGCAACTGCAGTCGTCGTTGAAGTACTTGATTACAGCGGGGGAGGTAGGACGTCGAAGTCTGGATGACATGGTAGGTCCCTTGAATGGGGCCATCGGCGACATAACAGGGGCAGCATCAGAGCTGGAGAACATCCCTTTCATCGGTCCTGCCGTAGGCGCGAAGTTGCAGCGCACCATGCGTGGCATCAATGTCGCCCAGTCAAAGGTTGGCCAGGTGGTGGCGATGTACGGGCAGGCGACCAGTGCGGCGGCGCAGGTGCAAGAGCGTATGGGCACACTGAAAGAGCAAGCGTCCAAGGCGAGTGCTGCAATCAATCGGGTTGCCGGGAAGATCAGCCCGTCTCTGGGCAACATCGTACCCACCGGTAGTTTTGCCTCGCAGACCACGCCAGCCCCGGAAGCAGTAAAACCGTTTCCGCACTTGCTGATTATTCAGCCACTCAAGCCAGAGGCGCAACCTTACTACTTCAACCTGGACACGGCTGCCTTTGACGAGCTGCGCAGACAGACCGCGTTCCGCTGGGCCGGGCAAGAGCGTTTGACGCGCAGCATTGCGCAACAGGCGGTTGGGTTAGGCGACGACAAGCTGAGTTTGAAAGGGTCCATCTTTCCAGGCTTCAAAGGCGGACTTAAGCAATTGAACACGTTGCGCAGCATGGGTCGCAATCTGCAACCGCTCAGCCTGACAACAGGCTACGGAGAGGTGCTGGGCAACTGGTGTCTGCTCAGTGTGGATGAAGAACAGAGCAACCTGCTGGCCGGGGGTATTCCCCGCAAGCAGGGCTTTTCATTGGAGTTTGTGAGCTATGGCGACGATCTGCAGAACGTCTGACGGGGATCTACTGGACACCATCTGCCAGCAGTATTACGGGCACCTGAACGGTAGCGTCGAAGCGGTGCTGGATGCCAATCAGGGCCTGGCAGATGAGCCGCAACCGTACCGGGCTGGCGTGCAGATCCTGCTACCGGATCTGCAGGTCAAAAGCGAAGAAGCTATTCAGCTCTGGGGCTAGAGTCAGCCGGTCCACATCCACCCTTTATCAACGCTTGGCGGCGGATTCTGGTGAATCTGCCATGCCTTGCCATGGCTATCAAAGAAGGTCTCATGAAGCCTGCATTCCGAATCGTTGCGGATCGCACCGATATCACGGCCTTGATCAATGACCGTTTGTTATTGCTCCGGACAAGTGAAAAACCAGGCATGGAGTCTGATGAGTTTGAGCTGCGCATTGATGATCGGGACGGAGCCGTTGCCCTGCCTTCGCGAGGCGCGGACATCGAGATTTACCTGGGTTACGAAGGACAGCCACTGACGCGGCTGGGGCTTTACACCGTGGATGACATTGAATCGTCCGGGCCTCCCGATACGTTGGTCATTCGCGGCAAGGCTAGCGATATGCGTGGCAGCGGCAGGACCACTCGCTCCGGTAGCTGGGAAGGTGTCTCGCTGCAGCAGATCGTGAACGACGTCGCGACACGTAATAGCTGGAAGCCTGTCTGTAATGTCGCAACGAAGGTGCCCCGCGCTGATCAGCTTGACGAGTCGGACTACAATTTCATTACCCGGCTGGCCAAGAAGCACAACTGCACCGCCAAAGTCGCCGACGGCAAGTTGTTGGTGCTGCCCCGCCAAGGCGGCGAGAGCGCGAGTGGTAAGGCGTTAGGCGTTGTGACGATTCAACGCCATGACGTAGCGCGCTGGCAGTTTCGCCTGAGTGACAAAACCACGCAAAGAGCCGTGCAGACTAAGCATCAGGACAAAAAAACGGGAAAGTTGAAGGTGGTTGAGCTGACCAACGATCAGTCGCCTGACGGCCTGCCGCCCGTTCACACCGACCGCCATATCTACCCGAACAAATCTGCTGCTGAGCAGGCTGCGAAGGCGCGCCTTGCCGCATTCAATCGCAGCACCGCTGGCGTTCGGCTGGAAATGGCCGGGCGCACCGATCTGTTCGCCGAGCGGATGGTCGACGCCCAGGGTTTCAAGGTCGGCCTGGATGGTGAGTATCTGGTCGACTCGGTTGAACAGGTATTCACCCAGTCCGGCTGGACCACCACGGTGGAGTGCAACGGCGGAAAATCCGGCAAGGCCAAAGCGAAGGGCAAGAAAAAGAAAGAGAAGAAACCGGTCAAGGTCGTACAGCTTTAACCGGCCAGATCAGCACCCACTTATCAGGAGAACCACGCATGTCGATTACCACGCAGCAGTTGCTGCAGATACTTCCCAACGCCAGCTCCCGAGCTGGCGTTTTTGTTCCTGTCTTAAACGTTGCAATGAGCAAGTACGCCATCGTCACCAGATTGCGCATTGCCGCATTCATCGCCCAGATCGGCCATGAGTCTGGCCAGTTGCGCTACGTTCGTGAACTGGGCAGCGATGACTACCTCGACAAGTACGACACTGGACCGCTGGCTGAACGCTTGGGCAACACGCCCGAGGATGATGATGACGGCCAATTGTATAGGGGCAGGGGGCTTATTCAGGTCACCGGGCGAGACAATTACGCCGAGTGCGCACAGGCATTAGGACTGGATCTGCTCAAACATCCCGAACTCTTGGAGCGTCCAGAGCATGCTGCTATGTCTGCAGGTTGGTTTTGGCATAAACGGGGGCTTAATACTTTGGCTGATGCTGGAGATTTCGTGACGATCACTAAGCGAATCAATGGAGGCTTGAACGGTTTAGCTGACAGAGAAAAGCTATACTTGCTAGCCCTGAAAGTGCTGGAGTAAGACTCTTCAAAGAGGTCTTTCCAGTTTTGCAATGACAATGTCTAACTCTACAGCGACTAAGAAATAACATATTGTCGCTGTAGAGATGTAAGCTATCAGTACTAATAGTTGTTTCTTAAAAGCAAAACACTATCAGGACTTCGGTTTTTGCACTTATGAGGTTTTTACGTTGAGAAATGGATCGAAAGACATTACCTTTCCTTCGAACGAAAGGTTGCAGGTGTATTGAAAATTCCCTGTTTTACCTTGAGACTCTACACGGCCCGACCAAGCGGTTTCTCCGGGCTGGATCGTTACCTGTTTGGGAGAGCAGACCCCCGAATCAACCATTTGCCCCATGAAGCCGGAAATTTGAGCATCATCGCCGGGATTTACAGGTGTAATTGACCAAATGATTATTTGACCGTCCACACATGCTGTCACCAGCTCATCTTGGCCCTCTTGGCCTGAGCCAAAATACTTGCTTGAGTCAATGAGGTAAACGTTTGAGCCAAGATCGCCACTGGTCGTAGCGCCTTCTACGTCAACAACAATGAGAACATTGAGGGTATTGAGTGCGGTTACCATTTTACTTCTCCTTTCCGTGAGTGAAGCATAAATCTTCAAGTGACTCCCTGAAGTTCTTGGAATTCTTAGCGAAAAGCTTCCGGATCATTTTTGCGTCCGAGAAAAGGGATGCTGCCTAAACTTTAGAGTAGGAGATTTTTTCATCCCTACGCCGTAACGAGAAGGTGTGCAATTTCATAGAAATAATTTTTGGAAAAACTGACGGTGTTAGAAGTTGTCTATAAAAATACAGTCATAAAATATTATATATTTTAGCATGTGATAAGTGGCGTTTTGCTATTATTTATCTTGTGCTCAGATTTATAGGCCAGGATCCAAATTAAAGCAAATGGAAATGATATTAATTTTTTATTACCTCTGCGATTAGGCTATCTCTATAAATACTGTCAATGGCCTCGCCCTATAATGAATCCTATAAAAACATGAGCTTAAGGTACCCGAGAACTGATTATCTCGTTTTGTCAGGGCGCTTTATGTGATTCTCAAGGCTAAGAAAAGAGCGACCAGTCGAGATGCGCCAACATCGCTACTGGTCACTGCACCCGCAGATTACCCCTGCAAGTCCAGCCAAGGCTCCCGCTTCGTGCACAAAGCGGAGCGAGCCTAGCACCTGTCTATATATACAGTAAAGGTCTTGCTTTCTATGTCCACTCCCATCGTTCCTTGGATGGGCGGCAAACGCCGCTTGGCCGACCGCCTCATCCCGCTTTTCCCTCCCCACGAATGCTACGTCGAAGTGTTCGCAGGCGGTGCGGCCCTCTACTTCAT